CCGCCATAAAAGGTTGGAATGGTTTGCTTACTGAAATACCATCTACGTTAATACCTTGTAAGACTCCTCCAGCTCCTTGGTTTAACCACGCCTGGTTACTACCAAAACTTGCAGGTATAGTTTTTTGACCACCTTCTTTTTGGTTTATTACTAACTCAATACCATCGTTATTATCGTTAATTTTAATGTCAGCAATAGTAACAAAGTCGTTTCCAGATTTGATTTGTTTTCCTAACCAGAAGTTTTTAGCTGAAGTCCATTG